ACTAAAGAGCTTAGGCTCCCAAACTGTTCGGCGAACTCACAACCACCCCGACCCGAAGGGTCTTAGCAATTGGAATTCGGACCCCTAAACCCTTCAACACATCCCTATACCGCAAGGCAACGAGGCAGTTTGCAATCACCACATCGTCTCCTAAAATGGCATAAGCCGTGAACCAACCGGTCTTCCCTACCTCCCGAGTAGCGCACTGGATTATCATACGACGAACCAGAGCCCAATTTCACCCAAGAACTATAGGCCCTCACAGGTCACCGAAGAGAGAACGTAATTAATTACGATCCCTCAACAGTCTTTCCTATGAATCACCTACAGAACTTAGTAAAATTGGTTCAGTAGAACTACTTAAACCTCCCCTCACGCCCAATCATAGTCTACTATAGCAAACACTCGGACTTTACCCAGTTCTTCCTTCACCAAAGACTTTCCTAATCGGCCTCCTTCAAAAATAGGAGTTAACAATCTTTAACTACAATACCGGTACCCCCCAGGGTGGATAATAATCCACGCTAGGGCGTCATAACAGCATGTACCTAAAGACGCACTATTATTCCGAAGAATTAAGCCCTAAGATCCGGACCAGAAAATACTTCACCCCCAGAGATCCCTCAATTGCCGCCTAAAACAAGGGAAAATATCCCAAGCTACTAGCTGCCTAAACGAAACTCTGGATACCTAGATACGCGTCTAACCCCACGGGACAATCCCTCAAATGGGGCCATAATCGTACCCACGCCAAACATTTTTAAAATCCAAACTGGATTCTTCAAATGCTCAGCGGAAATAATTCTGGACAAAACCAGACCTAATCCGACTGGCCACTGGCCCGAGAACGGTCATATCTACCAACTCCTTACCCGTTATAACGGGAATAAAGCCTTAAGACATAAACACAATCCTCGGACTCCCTGAGTCCTCATAAGCCACCCAGAACACCACGCGGAATGATAAAGTATCTTCACCCAAGACGACAAGGAAGCCCCACCCACTCAACCAATAAAAAACTAAAAATCTTTTAAAGGGCGAGTGGGCGACTAGCTTTTACACTATTCTGCCAACTGAGTTACAATAACTCAGTACTTCGGTTTCCCCCCTCAGGGGGACCGCAGGCACCTTATCCAAGGACGGGGCTACCGCTGTGGTTGCCTGGTCCTACACTTCTCCTAACTAGATCCCCGGGATCCTCCTATCTTCATCCTAAACCTCCGTACTGTCCTCAAAAGAGCGTCGTGAAATTTTAGGAGTCCAATTGTTCCGGATTCCCATTTCCGCGAGACTCCCATTCCCGCGTTTTGCCCCTTAAACTACAGGGCTCTTCTATTTAGAAGAGTGCCGACCAGGTACCACTATTGCGCCAGCGAGAGGCTGTTGTCAACCTTTCGGTATCTACTCCTCAAAAGGAGCTGTTAGGTGGGAAACACCCACCCCCCAGCATGACTGGCGCATATGGATATCATACCTGAGGCACGAGACCATGCTCGTCCCCTCAAATGGACCAGACTCAACGTCCGATACTACATCTGAGTAGAACAAGCGAGTCCCGCAGAGCGGGATTTTGCTCTCAGGGAGTTAAACTCCCTG